AAGAAAGAGAAGGAGCTATTTGTTGATGGCGCCGAGCTCAATAAACTCGATTCCCTTAAGGAGTCTGCACGCAAAGTTGTACGTCACAATCGTCAGCTAACTGCAGAGCTCAACGAGCACAAGAAGGCATTAAGTGCAATGAAGGAACAACTACAAGAAATGAACCTTTTCAATGCCAAGTTGCTCTATGCAAACAAGCTAATGCAGAATAAGGATCTAAGCCTTAAGCAGCAGAAGCACATCGTCGAATCCCTCGACAACGCGAAGACCCTAGGTGAGGCAAAGGTCCTCTTCGAAGGTCTTACAAAATCCTTAAACAAGAGCTCCAGCCGCACAGGCGCTCTTACCGAAGGAACCTCCCGTCGTGTTCTTGGCACATCTTCCCGTTCAACTCGCAGCGCTCAGCCCGCGAAGAATCGAGTTGAGGTTGATCGCTGGGCACTCTTAGCAGGTATCAAGGGCTGATATTTTTTAGAGTCGGAAAATATGACAAAACACACATATAGGAGAATATATAATGTCATTTAATCTACAACAGTTAACAGAAGGTATTCGTCAGCGTCACGTTGGCACCCAGAACAAGCGTCTTGTTGAGAAGTGGAACCGCACAGGTCTTCTTCGTGGTCTTGATGATGTCTCTCGCGAGAACATGTCAACACTCCTCGAGAACCAGGCAGCACAGGTCCTCCGTGAGGCAAACACTCTCGGTAGCGATGGTAGCAGCGACATCCGCGGTTTCACAAACATCGCATTCCCAATCGTCCGCCGCGTTTTCGGTGGTCTCGTTGCAAATGAGCTCGTCTCCATTCAGCCAATGAGCCTTCCAAGCGGTCTCCTCTTCTACCTTGATTATACCTATGGTAGTGATGTTGGCGGCGACGCTGATTCACCTAGCACATACAAGGCTGGTCAGAGCATTTACAATAGTCCAACAGGTAAAGGCGTCCAAAGCGGCTCACTTGGTGTTGGTGGTCAATATGATCTAGCTGGCAGCGGTTTTTCACGAGTTCACGATGTAGAAACTTCTCACGGAATTGGCAACGGAGACTCATTTACAGCGGCAGGATTTGTTAATCTAGGCGCCTCTGTCGGAGCTGCTTCAACAAGCACAACAGCAGACGCAAAGCTTCTACAATTTGACCCGCAAGTTCTAGACCTTATTGACAACTCAGAAGGTAAGTTCTTCTTTGTTGCTGCTGATGTTCCATCTGCTGCTGATAAAACTGCAGTTAAAGACTTCGCACTTATGGCGACTGGTTCTCAGGCTATGAATAAAGACATTGAAACAGACTTGGGCACATTACAAGGTGGCGAAGCTCTTAACGTTCGTAGACTTAACCAGCTTGGTAGCTTAAGCGGAACAACTTGGACACCTGATCCTATCAATGGTTCTCAGGTTCTTTTAGTTCTTTCTGGGACAGAAGCACCTGTAGCAGCCGAGGTTCACCTTTCTTATGTCAAAGCTGACTCCTTTGAGGCCAGCGCTTCAGGTGGCGATACTCTTACAGTTCCTGCATTTGAGTCCAACATGGGTCTTGGAAGCGCACAGACTCCTGTTATTCCTGAGATCGATATTAAGATTGAGTCAATCCCTGTAACAGCACAGACCAGAAAGCTCAGAGCTCGTTGGTCCCCAGAGCTCGCACAGGATCTTAACGCTTACCACAGCATGGACGCAGAGGTTGAGCTTACACAGATCCTCTCCGAGCAGATCGCCCTTGAGATCGACCGTGAGATTCTTAATGACCTTCTTACCCAGGCACAAGGTGCAAACTACTACTGGAGTCGTAGCCCTGGTAAGTTCGTTAACAAGCAGACCGGTGCAGAGATTGCTCGCACAAGCACTCTCACCCCTGGACCAGCTTTCACTGGTACAGTTCGTGAGTGGTACGAGACTCTTACCGAGACCGTTATCGACGTTGCTAACGAAATCCACAGAAAGACACTTCGCGGTTCCGCGAACTTCATCGTTGTTTCACCTGACGTTGCAACAATCCTTGAAGCATCTGTTCTTTATCGTCCTGCTTACAGCCTCGACGGTGACGGCCAGGTTGGTGCTCCTTTCACAATGGGTGCAGAGAAGATCGGTACACTTAGCAACCGCTTCACCGTTTACAAGGACCCCTACTTCCCACGTAACAAGATCCTCGTCGGTTACAAGGGCGGTAGCTACCTTGAGACAGGCTTCGTCTACGCTCCTTACGTTCCTCTCATCGTCACTCCGACAATCTTCGCGCCAGAGGATTTCACACCTCGCAAGGGCGTTATGACACGCTACGGTAAGAAGATGGTACGTGCTGACTTCTACGGAACAGTTACCTGCCTCGACATGAACATTATCTAAGGATAACATCTAGCTTCGGCTAGGTCGGTCTAGAAGAAACCAGCTTCGGCTGGTTTTTTTGTATATAAAAAAAGTTGTGCATATATATTATATAGACACCACGAAAAGGTATAATGATATGATATGCAAGATATGTGATTATGAGTCAAGTGGTAAAGATTTTAGCAATCACTTAAAAAAAGAGCATAAACTTTTAAGTAAAGAATATACGGCTAAATACATTTACAATAACAATGTAGGATGTAAGAATTGCGGCAAAGAAACACGTTATGTAGCATTTCAGTTTAAGAAGTATTGTTCTGATTGTTCAAAGGTTGCTATGTCTGAAGGTGGCCGAAGGGGCGGTCGTCATGAGGCGTGGAATAAAGGCAAAACTTCTAAAGAAGATAGCAGAATAAAAGGTCAAAAGGGTAAAGACAATCCTTTTTGGGGAAAGAAACATAGCGAAGAAACAATAAATAGAATTAGTTTTACTAAAAGATTAGGTGATAAAAAAGTATTAGAGCGAATACTACAGAGAAATGAAGAGTTTGAAATCTTAACTCCCTTAGAAGAGTATTTTAGTAGACAAAGGCAGTATTTAGAGTTTAAGTGTAAAAAATGTGACTTTGTTTGTAAGAAAACATTACAAGCTTTTGAAAGAGGATCTTTGTGCCCTAAATGTTATCCTATTTCTAGAAGTAAAAGTGAAATCGAAGTGTATGATTTTGTTAAGACATTAGTCGACGAAAGTGTTAAAAGTAACGATAGAACTCTAATAAAGCCTAAAGAGATAGACATATATGTTGCAGACAAGCATTTTGGCATAGAATATAATGGTTTGTATTGGCATAGTGAACTAGTTGATAGAACGTCAAAAAATGAACTAAAAAATAAAACAGAAAAAGTGCTAGAACAAAACGCAAAACTAATGCACATATTTTCAGATGAATGGGATTTTAAGAAAGATATTTGCAAAAGTATGATTAGAAGTCGCTTAGGTTTATGTGAAAGAATATGGGCAAGAAAATGTGTTGTTAGAGAGTTAGAAACAAAAGTTTTTAATAACTTTATGAATGAATGTCATATAAGTGGCAAAGTAAATAGTAGTATTAAGTTAGGTCTGTTCTATAATGGCAAGTTAGTTTCTGCAATAGGATTTAGAAAACCTAGACAGAGAAAATGGAAAGGTTATTGGGAGATTAGCAGGTTTGCGTCGCAGTTAAATACAAACGTAGTAGGAGGATTAAGTAAACTTCTTAAGTATTTTAAGGCAAATAATGAAGGAAGTATCATGACATATGCAGATCGAAGATTTGGTGAAGGGTTAGGGTATGAGAAAGTAGGATTTCAGTATGTTGGTAACACAGGAGTTGATTATTGGTATTCTGATGGTGTTCAAAGATTTGATCGATTTATGTTTAAGACAGATAAGAACGAGAAAGAAATAGAAAAGGTTACTAAGCTCAAACTATTTAAGGTATGGGGTTGTGGAAGTAATATATGGGTTTGGGACTAAAACATCATATTTATCTTATAAGAGGTAGCAATGAAAGTCATAGAAACATTAGAAATGATGGGTAATAGGTTGCAGATAGCTATTGTTGTCTGTGACTATCCTCAAGATAAATCAGGTGACTTAGTAATAAGATATGCTAATAGTCCTGCAACACAGTTGTTCAAATATCAGCACTTAGAAATGAATGGTTTAGATGTTCGTAAGCTTATGCCTATGAATATTGCTAAAAGTCATAGAACATATGTTAACAACTATAAAGAAACTTCAGAAACAGCATCTGGTCATCGAAGCAGTGGTATTATGGGCAACTGGAGAAGTTTAGAAGGTGTTGCTAAAGATGGAAGTCTAATACCTTTGAAAGCAAATGTTGCTGATATAAAAAATAGTGAAGAAAGATACTTTGTTGCTATATTTGCTGATAGGTCTAGCGAAGTTAAAAGAGAAAAAGAACTTGAAAAGAGTTTAGCGGATAATGAAAAAGCTATTGCACAGCTTGAAGAGCTAAGACGAAAGTCTGAAGAAGCCAAAGAGATAGCTGAAGATGCTTTGTTGCAAGAAAAAAAGATGACCGGACAAATAACGCTATTGCGACAAATCTTTACGGGAACTGTTGGTTTAATAACAATGTTAGGTTTGTTGATTATAACATCGTGGGTAACAGGTAACAATGACGCCAAAGATTCTTTAGCGATGATAGAAAGAGTCTTGCTTGTTTTAACAGGTATCTTAGGGTCTGCGATGGCAAGTGTATTTGATAGTAGAAATAACGAGAAAAAGTAGTTATTATTTAATAAAATCTGCTGCATGTTTTTCTGTGTAAGTATTTATATATCTTTCTAAAGAAAGTCTTGCAGAAGTTATTTATGTTATCTTAAAAGGCATATTTATAATGTAGCTAAGGTGCAAGATGTCAAGATTATTAAAAGAGTATATAGGGTTGTTATTAGAAAGGCAAAACAAAGGAATTGACAGAATAAAAGAATCTGTGCAAACTTTGTTTTTCTATAATAAAAGAGAAGAAAACAGCTGCAAGATACTAATCGAAGAAGTTGGTAACATGATAAACGTTAAATATGTGGACACTTCTTTTGTTCCTGGGCAGAAAATATATGGTTATGTTAATATAGACTGGGTTTATAGTGGATCTGGTCAGAAGACTTTTAACAACAAAAGTATCTGGCAGACAACATCATCTAGCGCCGAAAGGTCTTGGGGTCCTTTATTATATGAAGTTGCTTTAGAATACGTTTCTTCTAAGAGAGGAATGTTAATGTCGGACAGACTAACAGTTTCAGATGATGCTGAAAGGGTTTGGGACTATTATCTCAGACGATCACAGAGCGAAGGTAACTTAGAATATATCCAGATGGATTATGAAAGTATATTTGGCACGCCTGGAGAACTAGGTATAAAGGGTGTAAGAGACGATATCGTTGTTCCGAAATACACAAAAGATGACCCTTCAGATGACATAGAGCAAATATCAACCTTCAAGAATGTTCTTAAAAGAAGTGGAGAAGAGAGTTTAAGTGATGGTTGGCTTAAATCTTCTTTGTCAAAAGCTTATTATAAGACAAATAACGATGTAATACCTATATTAGAAGAGCTAAAGTTAATAGAAATGGTTAAACAATGATTGGATTCTTAAGTCAGAACGACAAAGTAGAGAAAAAGAAAGTAAATACGTCGCCAACTGCAACTGATGTTAAAGCTGCGCAGGAAGCAGGAATAGATTTAGGTAAATCTTGGAGGCCTTACTCTAGAGAAGTTAGAGTTCACATGTATGTTGATAACATGCAAGAAATGACTAGATTTTATAATAAGATTCTTGAGTTTCCTGTTGTTCGTTATTGGAGAGACGCTAGTGGTGATGGGACAATGATAAATGTAGGTGGAAACATATTAGAGCTTTTTAGTAAGAAAGGTGCTAATAGAAAATTCTTTGGTAATTGTTCTATGTCAATTCGTGTAAAGAATGTGCAAAGTCTACATGATAAGTTTTCTAGAAAGAACATTAAGATTGGCAGTCTAGAAAAAACATCATGGGGCGATACAAATTTTGAACTTGTAGATCCAGAAGGTAATAGAATTCTGTTCTTTACGCCGGATCTACCTCATAACAGATATTATAAGATTAAAGCTGATTAATATCTTTGTTCTGGTGGAACGTAATCGAGACCAAATATATTAAAGATCTCTTTTTCACTCTTGGGTTTTAGAAGCTTTTTGTTATTTTTGTCATAAATGTAGTCAAAAGAAAATATAATATCTTTCTTAAAGCCTTCATATAGAATCTTAACATTATGTGCTGCTGATCCTGTCCAATAACATCTTCTTGTCGAAATAGAAGTTGGTGTGCAGAAAAATACATCACATTGCATACCTTCAGATATAAACTGCGTAATATTCTTATAAGACTTACAAATATCAGTCTCTATATTCTTTTTAATAGCGTTTCCAAATAACCACTGATATTGTTCGGTAAAGATTTTTTCTTCTCTATAATCGTTATTATTAAGCTGCCCTAGCTTATTATGACCAACGATGTTTACAATAAAGTCAATATCACCAACAACACTTTTCTTTCTTCTTAAAGATCCGGCGTCATATATGTTTTCTACTAAGAAACCTTCTTTAGATAAAGCACGATAAATTTCTTTACCTGTTTTATTAAATACTTTTCTAGCGTATGAATATGGCTTTTTATCACAGTCTAATGCACCACTTTCGTTGATCATGCCTTTTGACTTTTGCATTAAAAGATCTGATCCGTCCCAGTAGCCATTTAATACATTTGTATCACAAATAGATATTGACTCGTGAACAATACTTTCTTTTAAGAATTTGATGTGTTCTTCTAGATTAAACTTTTTCCAGTTGATTTTAACCAAGTTATTTTCTAAATAGAGGTGATTAGGTTTGAATAGATAACCATTTTTTACTCGTTCTGAGATAGAAAGTGGCATGCTATTTATCTTGTCCATTTGTCTTCTATTTGACACTGGAAAACTACTATGATCTATCTTTTCTCTAAGGATAGTGTCATAGTTATAGACAAAAAAATCTTTATTTAAGCTTTCTTGAAGATTTCCTAGAATTAAGTTTTTATGAAAATTAACAATTGAAGGAGCATATTCATAAATGTCTCTATCTTTTTGAACTTGTATTTTCATACATTCTAAAGCTAACTCTTCAAATGCATTAGCTAAAAGTTTTTTTTTGTGCCTAAAAGTCATTGCTTTACCTTACTAGTTCGCTAAGCTTTCTTGTGCCCATACCCATTGTTACAACAGAAACATCTTCAGGCTGTGTCTCGATTGGAATAAGGTCATTTTGTGCTAAGATATCTAGAGCACCATAAATTGCGTCTCTTCTGCTTTCGAAAGAGCCATCAACTGAAGGCTCGTTATATGCTTTTCTAATCTTTGCTAGAATAGGGTCGCCATCTTTAAGATAAATTGTCTCTCTTGATCTCATTTCACCTGACTGAACAGAGCCTGGTGCGCCGAATAGAACTGTCATGTCAATAACAACATCACCTCTATCAGCATATGAAAGTGGTGAAGCTGGGCCATCTAAAAGCTCGTTATCAGCAAGTGCAGGATCAATGTCAAGATCTACCTTACCTGCAACAAATGCCTGACGATCTGCATCATAATAGCCTAAACCATGCATATAACCGGTTTCCGCTGCGCTGCCAAGACCTTGTGCAGTTGTCTCTGCATACTCATCGCTCATGCTTGGGCGTGACATGCGATCGTCATCAAGTGCTTCCGTAATGGTGTTTCTAACAATTTTTCTTAGCTCATTTAGTGAAATTTTCATTTTTTCTCCTTGTCTATGCTAAATATAAATAAAAATTTACAGTTTTAATAAGTTGTTCTTTTTTTCTATCAAATAAAGTCTAGATTCTGATAGTGGGTCTAAGCAGTTCGTAAACTTAGGTTTTGAAGTGTAATATATTTGAGGTGCATTAAAAACACATGTATCTAAGTTGTATTTGTCTTTAGTAAAGTATTCTTTTAACTCTTGACATTTTGCAGGTTTATCTAGCATAAACCACAAGTGAGCTTTTATTTTTTCGCTAGTAGGAAACATTCCATTAGAAAACTGACAAATATAAGACGTTTCTTTGAATTGACTACCTAAGGATTCTAAGAAAATCTCAATTGATTCTTTGCGACCTTTAGAACGAGTAATATCAACACTTTCAGGCTTTAAGAAGTTATCAAT